CTCGGTTGAATGGTACGATATTGTTAGCGACAGCAGCTGGAGTACATTTGACCAGCTCAGGAAGGCGAAGTTAGCTACATGCATTACAAAAGGACATTTGCTTAGTCAGAACAAAGGTGTTACAAGAGTGTTTGGTGATTACTCGTTTGGTGATGATGGCAAGAGTATTGAATCAATAGGTAATACTACTGTCATACCAAATTCAGTCATCAAAGATATTAAGAAACTGACTTAATTATGGTACAATCAAATAGAGAAAGTTTGTTGTGGAAAAGAGTAAAGAAAGGACTGACTGATTGCTTTCTAACCCGCATAGAATCTAGCACAATCAATGGAATACCAGATGTACATGCAGTCAGCACAAGCAATGTATTTTGGATTGAATTGAAATCAGATCAACTCATATATCCTGCACTAAATAAATGGCAGGTTGTGTGGATTAATAAATATATCAAAGCAGGTGGCTCGGTAATTATCTTGAAAGAGACCCCCTCGGAGAGAAGCCTTAAACTGTACAGACCGTTGTCCGCTTTCACGGATCCTCGGTCACTGAACCCTCGTTTCTCGTTCTCGGCACCGTACAAGTGGCCCGCCATCCAGGTGAAGCTGCTGGAGCTCTGCAGGATCCAGGCTGCGTGAAGCTCTCGTTCCCCGCCCGTAGTTTCTTATCCCTCTTAGTTAGTTAACTACGGGCAGGGAACCAGCAGCAGATGTCTCGTTGCACCTCTCGTTTCTCGTTCTCGGTGCGAATGCCAAAGTGGATAGTGCACCAGCGTCCCTTCAGGAGGGATCCCACAGCACAGTCCGTGAACTTCTGGTGGAAAAGAAAATAAAGAAAGGGCTTGACATATCTCCCATCAGGTCTTATGTAACTTCGTAAACTAACAAAGGAGGATCTCGATGAAGCTCGAAAAATTAATAAAAAAAATTAACAAAGAACATGCGCCACCGGAGGGCTGGTCCGCTGCAGATGCCGTGCCCACATGGCGTTACCGAAAGAATAAGGACGGATTCATGGGCAGCGAAAACCGCATCCTCGAGAAGGAAGACAAACCTGAAGCAGGAAAGATCTATGCTTTGACCGGGGGCCCTGGGACTCCGTCCATTGCAGCTGGTAATACTTGGGAAGAAAGCGAAGTGAAGGACGAGTGATAGAAATCCTCGCACCATTAGTCGTCTTACTTATTCTCTGGCCACGGTTCACCATCGTGGCCACTGGTCTCCTGGTTCTCTTTCTCGCTGGATCGTGGTAGCTCGTTCTCGTTCTCGAGAAGCTAAGGCGGTGCCTGCAGCTCCAGGAGAAGCTGGGGGCTTCCCCGTGCAGCAGACGTAGATGCAAATACATGGATTCGTACTTTAGAATGGTTCTAAAAGATAATTGTTGTATTGATACATGGGATTTGATAAGAGCATGAACAAACTAACAATTAACAAAAGGAAAAGATATGGGTTTAGATCAACACGCACATCTTCGAGGTCATAAAGTAGATTGGGAAAAATACTACTCAGACAACGAAGTTGAAAGTAAAGACGAACATGAAAAAGTTTTCGTTTGGAGAAAGCACGCAAGACTTCAACAGTTCATGTCGGCAAAGTGGGACGAACAAAACAAGCACCATACACACGAGGGACATTTAGGACATCTGGGTTTTAATGCAGATCAAGATGCACCTGTATATATAACTGAAGAGGTCGCAAAAGAGTTAGCCGAACAAATACAAGAGGGCTACAAGGACTATGTCGCTGAAGATGGTTTTTTCTGGGGACAGCAGTTTCAAGAAGAGAGTGTTCAAGAGTACAAAGAGCAGGACATAAAGTTTTTAAAGTTCTGTCAACAAGCGATCAATGACAAGAAGGTTGTTGAATATTGGTGTAGTTGGTAATGAAGTTTAAAATTAAAAGCGAGGCGACAGATGTCGCCTCGCCTCGCTCGGCATCTCGTAAGTTGAATGGTAATAAAGCACAAGAGAAAGCTACACAGCAGATGGAACTGCTGGTGAAAAAACTAACAGATGCATTGGGTGAAGATGTACAACTAGAAGTTGAACCAAATATTAGTATAAGCGATTTATTTAAAGATAAAAAAAAGTTAAATTAACTATTGCAATAACTATGGGATTTGATAAGACAAGCAAGTATTCATAAGAATACATAACTAACAAAGAGGTAAAAAATGCCAAACGCAATAAAGAGAGTTAAGCAAGAAGAAAAAAAAGTTATTCTTGCCTATGCTCAACTAAAGCTAAAAGCAAATAGACTATCTAAAGAGTTAGACACAATGAAACAAAATGTTGTTGATGTGTTTGAGAGGTCTAATCAAAACTTAATTATTGTTCAAGACGAACATGGCAATAATTATGGATTACAAAAAATAAATCGTAAGCGTAAGAAATTTGAAACCGCAAATTTCAAGATTGCTCACAATGATTTGTTTAACAAGTTTTGTACTGAGATTGAATATCAAGAGTACAAAGCAATTGGGAGTGACGCAGATGCCCAGTAATCTAATCACACTTGCACAGGCTTTAGCTAATAAGGTCAATACATCAATGACGACTGGTCAACCAAAGGTTGACCAGAAATCACAGACTAATCTTAATTATGAACTGATGTATAAAATGTTAGAGAGTGAGGTAGAAAAACATATCTTAGAAAATCAAGGCAACAGATGTGTTGATGAGTTTAGACAAAACATACTGACTAAATTCCAATCACTTGTACAAATACTAATCAAATAGAACTAGACAACCAATGGCGTTTAACAACGCCATTGGTGTACCTGTATAGAAGGCTCTAAAATCCAATCGACCATAAGACAATTCTGCGTTTACAAAAGTCGCGTAATCTTGGCGGTGTTTTGTTTGCAAAGAGGTTTACAAAGCAATATACATAAATATACTAGGGTCCCAAACGGTATGAATTTAGAAAATCTTACAACAGAAGAAATAAAAGATATAATTCTGCAAAAGCAATTGCAGTGGATCAAGTTATGCCAGGATAATTTTATTATTTTTGCAGAGACTGTCTGGGAAGATTTTATTTATAGAAAAACAAAGGACCCAAAAAAATATGGGCATCATCAAATTATTGCTGAATCTTTTCAAGATATCGCTGACGGTGATGCCAAGAGGCTCATCATTAACATGCCTCCTAGGCATACCAAATCTGAATTTGCATCTTATCTTTTTCCTGCTTGGTATATTGGAAAGTATCCAAAGAAAAAAATAATGCAGGTATCACACAACGCTGAACTTGCATCTAGATTTGGTAGTAAGGTTCGTAATCTTATGAACACCGCAGAGTATAAACAAATTTTTGGAAACGTAACATTAAGGGAAGACTCTAAAGCCAAAGGGCGTTGGGAAACAAATCATGGTGGTGAATACTTCGCTGCAGGTGTTGGTGGTTCCATAACAGGTCGTGGTGCAGATTTATTAATTATAGATGACCCGCATACAGAACAAGACTCAATGTCAGACTCAGCTATGGACAGAGCGTATGAGTGGTATAGTTCAGGACCCAGACAGCGTTTACAACCAGGTGGCCGTATTCTAGTTGTCATGACCCGGTGGGCGGTGGACGATCTTACTGGAAGGCTCATCAAGGCACAAACAGAACCAAAGGCGGACAAGTGGGACGTGATAGAGTTCCCTGCAATTTTACCAAATGACAAACCTGTGTGGCCCGAGTATTGGTCAAAAGAGGATCTGGACGGTGTCAAAGCTTCTATCTCAATGAAGAACTGGAATGCACAGTATATGCAGGACCCAACTTCAGAAGAGGGAGCAATCATTAAACGAGAATGGTGGCAACCGTACAACGAAGACTATCTTCCAAAACTACTACACGTAATACAAAGTTATGATACTGCATTTTCCAAAAAAGAAACTGCAGATTATTCTGCCATAACCACATGGGGAATATTTGAACCTGTTGAAGGTTATGAGAAATGTATAATACTTTTAGATGCTATGAAGGGTCGATATGACTTTCCAGATTTAAAAAATGTAGCATTAGAGCAATATCAATACTGGGAACCGGAAACTGTAATCATTGAGGCTAAAGCTTCAGGGCAGCCCCTGATACACGAGTTAAGACGTGCAGGTATTCCTGTTATTGATTACGTACCTGCAAGAGGTAGGGATAAGCATACACGTATAAATAGCTGTGCACCAGTATTTGAGTCTGGCATGGTGTACGCACCGACAGAAGAACACTTTGCACAAGAGGTTATCGAGGAATGTGCAGCATTTCCCAATGGTCAGTATGACGACTATGTAGACAGTATGACCCAAGCTGTGTTAAGATATCGGCAAGGTGGATTTGTAAGTACCTATTCTGATGATTGGGATGACCCACCAATAAAATTAGAAAAGGAATATAAATACTATTAGGAGATATTATGCCGTTAAGAATTATAAAAGAAGATAGAAAAGAAAGAGAAGATGAACAACGAAGAAGAAAAGCGGGCAGAAGAAAAATGCCAGGGACACAAACTGCGAGAAAACCTAAAAAACCTCCTACACCTTCACCTGGCCCAGGGTCACTAATGAATAAACCTAAAAAACCTATAGTTTTAATTAGTCTTGGTAATTATGACAAAGCTCGTAAAGAAGTTGAAGCAGAGGGTGGTTCTCCAAGATTAAAAACAGAAGACGATAGAACTAGTAGATCATTAAATAAGGTGTACGGAAATGTCCGTGGAAAAAAAGATGAATTTGCATTTCTTTCAGGTGGCCAAGCAAAATTAGATAAGAATAAAAATAATAAAATAGATGCACAAGATTTTAAAATACTTAGAGCTGAAAAAGCAAAAGGTAGAGGTCAAGGTTTACAAGATGAGAAAATGAAACCAGGTAAAGTTATGAAAGCCAAAGAAGGAAAACTTGGTGAAGCTAAGGATTACAAAAACTATTTAAAAGGTTTGAAAGAAGCAACCAAAAGTAAAAGCGCACAAAGAGCTGGTGAGATTGCAAAGAAAGCAGCTAAGTCTACTACAATTGGTAAGATTGCATTAGGTGTTGCTGGTGCGGGAATCGCTGCTAAAAAATTTATTGAGTCTGATAAATTCAAAGACATGCTTAAGAAAAAAATGAATAAAAAAATGGGTGGTGGTATGATGAAGAGACCAATGGGTTATTCAAAAGGTATGTCAAGTAAAGATGATAATTTAAGAGATATTAGAAAGACAGAGTCTATGATTGGTGCATCTAAAAGTTCAAAAAGAGAACAAGCAATTAAAAATAGAATGGGTGGTGCAGACATGTCTAAAAAACCTACATCAAAAATGAAAGCTTCAGAAACAGTAAGAACATATGCGTTAGCACAAAGTATGAAAAACAAAGATAGACTTACTGAAAGAGATATAGCTACTGCGAAAAAAGCAGTATCTAAAAAAATGGGTGGCGGCATGATGAATAGACCTATGGGTTACAAAAAAGGTAAATTAATTCCAAGTAAAAAATCTTTTGATAAAGTTTTAGGTGTCTTTCCTTTAATTAAGCCAAAAAAGAAAATGGGCGGTGGCATGATGCAACGACCTATGGGTATGGCAAGGTATAAAAAAGGCACAATGATCAAAGCCAGAGGTGGCGGAATAGCAAGATCTAAACCCACTAAAATGTACTAGGAGGGACAATGTCCCTACGTAATATTCTTGCAGGGATTGGTCGTAAGTTTTTAAAAAAAGAAAGACCAACAACAACGGCTACCGGACAAACGACAGGAGCTTCAAGACAGTTGCCTCCTCCTCCAGAAACTATAGCTGAACAAACAGCAGCAACAGTTGCTAAGCCTCCTGCAATTCAACAAGCATTTTCTAACGCTCCAATGGAAGCGGGAAATAAACTATTTGCATCTACACTCTTTGATAGAATCGCACAAAAAGGACCAGTGTCTTTGTCTGCTGATGACTGGGCTAATTGGTTAGTTAACAGAGGTAAACGTAAAATAAAAGTTTTTGGTAAAGAATACGATGAGGGTTTTATATCTGCTAGAAAATTTAAACTTGATGAGGGTTTTGCTAAAGGCAGTTATCTAAGAGGTAAAGACCAAACAGTTCCTCTAGAAGAATTATTTGATTCTAATATTGCAACATTCAACAGAGCTGGAGAGCTTACTGGTGGGTTATTGTTCAGTGCTAAACAAGCTGGTGTAAAAGTCGCTGCAAAAGATTTAGCAGAGATGGCGGCAATGAACCCTGCATATAGACTAAGACCTGTTGAATATGGAATACCTTCAGGAGTTGTTGATGCAGCTGAGAATACAATAGATCTAACATTTAGAAGATTACGTGCAATTGAAAAAGTAATTGATAATGCACAAAGATCTAGTCCTTCAGCTAATCTTGAATATGGTATGATTAAAGAATCTTTCAATGCACTAAAGGGAAGCATCCAACAATTGAGAGATAATGTAAGAGGCGGAAACTTTGCTGAGATAGCTGATGCAGAAAAAAATATAGCTGTCAATATGAAAAGAATAAAATCACTTGCAAGAACAAACGATCAAAAATTAATATTTAATAACATACAAGGTGAGATTGATGATGTTATATCTCAAACTAAAAATATCAGAGGCACAAAACATGGTGGTGATACATCTTATACTTTTCCTGGAGGAACAAATTATAAAGAAGGTTTCCTTGTATTAGACGAAGGTATACCTTTAAACAAAAGAGCTAGATTTAAAAACCCACATTTTGGTGATGACATTGATGTTGAAAATCCTGTAGTTCATTTTAGATACGATACAAGAACTTTACCTAACGGTAAAAAAGCATACTTGATAAGTGAGATACAATCCGACACAAACCAAAAAATTGCTGCCGCTTTAAGAAAAGGTGGACTTGATCCATTGAATACCACAGCGCGTACTAACCCATTTCAGAATGATAAAATAATTTCATTTCTTTCAAAAGAGAGAGCTAGACTTTCACGTGATATATTAGATAGAAGAGTAAGCGGTAAAGCTTTGGAGTATACAGCAAATCAAATAAAAAAACTTGATGAACAGTTAAGAAACGTTACTCAAAGAAGTACACTATCTCCATCTGGTCTGGGAAGAGGTTCAAGTGTTAGAGAGGGTCAAAGAGTAGATTACTTCCCTCTGGTTGACAGACAACAATATGCTAGTGCCGCAATAAAATATTTAGCAAACAAAGCAGCTAAGGAAGGTGTTGATTATGTGTCCATAGCTCCAGTAAATTTAATATCAAGAAATATTGATAACCAAACTTATAAGGGAATGGTTCAAGCTTATGGATATGCAAGAGGAAATAAAACTCCTGGGTCTAAATCTTTAGCAGCATACCCAGATGCAATGAAAGCGATTGCAAAAACTTTTGATTCTAAGACAGAAGTAATTAGAATTGCAAAATCTGATCCAACAAAACCATATAAAGTTCTAGCACCTACAAAGGTTACAGTGCCAAAAGATAAAGGATATGATCAAATATATCATACAAAAGCTTACAAAAATAAACCAAGTGCAGATCAAGACAATACTGTGTATATCCCAGCAGATGACGCTAAGTTGTACACTGATGTTTTTTCTGTTAAAGTAACTCCAAATATGGCACAACCCCAAAAGATATATAAAAAATTAGGTGGTTTTATAAACAAAAACTTATTTAGGATGAAATAATGGCAGTCGAAAAAGAAACACCAGAGATAGAAGAAGAGATTAGAGTAGCTGATGAAGAGACAGAAGGTCCTGCAGGAGTGCCAGGCCCTGTAGATGTTTCTATTGAGGGGGAAGAAGTTGAGGAAGAAAGACCTCAAGATGATTTCAATGCAAACCTAGCTGAGGCTATGGATGAGAGAACTTTAAGACAAATGTCCTCTGAGCTAATTGAAGAATATAAAAAAGATAAAGTATCAAGAAAAGATTGGGAAGATGCTTATATAAAAGGTTTAGACCTTTTAGGAACAAAATACATAAACGTTACAAGACCATTTAAAGGAGCTTCAAACGTAACTCATCCAATGTTGTCTGAAGCAACCACACAATTTCAAGCACAGGCGTATAAAGAACTTGTTCCTTCAGACGGCCCTGTTAGAACACAGACTGTTGGTTTACAAACACCCCAAATAGAAGCACAAGCTGATAGAGTCAAAGAGTATATGAATTTTCTTCTTATGGAAGAAATGGAGGAATACACGACTGATATGGATCAGATGCTTTTCTATTTACCCTTATCAGGAAGCACATTTAAAAAAATATATTACGATGAATTATTAGGAAGACCAGTTTCAAAATTTATTCCAGCTGAAGATATAGTTGTGCCTTACTATGCATCCGATCTAAAAGACAGCGAAAGAATTACACATGTAATTAAAATGACTAAGAATGAAGTTATCAAAAAACAAGCTGCAGGTTTTTACAGAGACATAGAATTATCAGAAAGCCAACCAGAACAAGATCAACTATCTAAAAAAATAAGTGAGCTTGAGGGTGTGAAGAGCACAGGCGGTGACTACCTTCATACGATATTAGAGATGCATGTAGATTTAAATTTAGATGATTATGAAAACTTTGATGACAAAGCAAAAAAAATTAAAATACCTTACATAGTAACAATAGATGAAGGATCTGGAGAGATATTATCTATTTATAGAAACTATAGACCAGATGATTTAAATTATTCTAGAATAGAATTTTTTGTTCACTACAAATTTTTACCAGGACTTGGTTTTTATGGTTTTGGTTTAACACACATGATAGGTGGTTTGTCTACTGCAGCAACACAAGCTCTAAGACAATTAATAGATGCAGGAACTTTAAAAAATTTACCTGCTGGTTTTAAGTCTAGAGGTATTAGAGTTAGGGATGACGACCAACCGATACAACCTGGAGAGTTTAGAGATGTTGATGCACCAGGTGGTAACATAAGAGATCAGTTTTTTAATTTACCTTTCTCAGAGCCGAGTGTAACTTTATATAATTTACTCGGCTTTGTTGTGCAAGCAGGACAAAAATTTGCAGCGATTACTGATACAAACATAGGTAATGATGTACAAAATAGAGCTGTTGGAACTACAGTTGCATTAATGGAACGTGGTTCACGTGTTATGAGTGGAGTTCACAAGCGTTGTTACTATGCAATGAGATTAGAATTTAAAATTTTAGCTAGAATATGTGGAGAATTTTTACCTGCTGAATATCCTTATGATGTTTACGGTGGCCCAAGACAAATAAAGTCTGCAGATTTTGATGGAAGAGTAGATATTTTACCAGTTGCAGATCCAAATATTATGTCTATGGCACAAAGAGTTACATTAGCACAGACACAATTACAAATTGCAAGTTCAAATCCGCAAATTCACAACATTCATGAAGCATACAGAAGAGTTTATGAAGCATTAGGTACAAAACAAATTGAAACTTTGATGAAACCTGCTCCAAAACCACCAGAGCCTATGGATCCAGCTAAGGAAAACGCACGTTCACTGCAAATGCAGCTGCTGACAGCGTTCGAATTTCAAGATCATGATGCTCACATAGCTGCACACATGGCTTTTATGGCTACAAGAATGGTTCAAATCAATCCGCAGGTGTACGCATTGTTACAATCACACATATCTGACCACATTTCTTTCAAAGCTAGGGCAGAAGTTAGGGCACAAATGAGTCAAAACCCAGAAATGGCTCAAATGCAACAAGTGGATCCAGAACAATTTGCAATAATGTACGATGCAGAGGTAGCAAAACGTGCTGCACAGATAACTTCAGAGCTTGCACAAACAGAAATGCAGGCAAATGCTGCTAAACAAGATCCATTAGTAAGAATTAAACAACAAGAGGTTGATTTAAGAGCTATGGACATGCAGAGAAAAGCTGAAGAGACACAATTTAAACAAGCTCAAGAAAATCAAAGAGCTGCTGACAGATTAGAATTTGATTATGATAGATTAGCAACGCAAGATCAGCAGTCTGACGAAAGATTAGAGGTTGCAAGGGAGAAATTAGATGCAAAAAACTAAGAGAGGACTAAGCGGTGGTGTAAAATCAGGGCCGCCTCCAAAATCAGGACCAAATCCACAAGGTCTGAAGGCAGGAGGATGCCCACATAGAGAACCAGGAGCTAAATCTGATATCAAAGGAATTAAAGATATACAAATTACCGGAAAAAAGTTCATCGGTTTACGATAAACTTCCAGAAAACGAAAAAATTCTTTTTTTAGCTGGTGTTTTTGATGGAGAAGGAAGTTTTGGCATCTGGTCAAAGCTAAAAACCAAAAAATACTTTGCCTGTTCAGTTGAAATGACCGATAAAGACATGGTTAAAAGATTCCATGACTTTTTTGGAGGTGCATTTTACCTTTGTAAACGTAGAAAAGAACATCACAAAGATACTTGGAGATGGCGCATCAACGGTAAGGGGGCTTTAAATACAATCAATAAGATGATAGATTATTTAAGTATAAGACGTAAGGAGAAATTTAAACATGTGGTTCAGTGCCTTAAAATTAGGATTAAACGCAGCTAGTCATATTTATAAAAAGAAACAAGAAACTAAAATGGCCATGGCTGATGCACAACACATGCATGCCGCTAAGATGGCTCGAGGTGAAAGTGAGTATCAAGGTAAATTATTAGAGGCAAGACAATCAGACTGGAAAGACGAATTCGTGTTGGTCGTTTTAACGCTCCCGATTTTAGTGATTGCCTACGGAGTCTTCAGCGAGGATCCGGCAGCGTCTGAAAAAATAAAAGAATTCTTTGTACAGTTCCAACAGCTGCCAGCCTGGTTCACAAATTTGTGGATCCTTGTCGTTGCGAGCATTTATGGTATAAAGGGAACACAAATCTTTAGAGGAGGAAAAAAATAAATGACTAAACTATGTCCAAGAGGTAAAGCCGCAGCGAAAAGAAAATTTGCAGTTTATCCGTCAGCATACGCGAACGCATATGCATCAAAAATATGTGCAGGTAAGATTAAAGATCCATCAGGTAAAAAGAGAAAAGATTTTAAAGGACCAAAACCAGCAGCTCAAGGTGCAATGATGAATAAACCAAAAAAAGCAGCACTTGGTGCTATGATGATTGGTAAAAAAATGTTGGAAGAAAAAATGCCAGCTGGTGGTGCAGCAATGAAGATGAAGAAAAAACTTTTAGGTATGAATAAAGGTGGTTTGAAAGCTGAACTCAACAATCCTGCAAAAGGGTACACCGCAGGTGGAATGGCAGATTATTACAAAGATTTAATGTAATGCAAAAAAATATCCAGTACATGAAAGAGGGAGGCCTTAAAAAATGGTTTTCTCAAAAATGGGTGGATATAGGATCTAAGAAAAAAGGTGGAGGATTTAGAGAATGTGGAAGAAAATCTGCAAGTGGCTCAAAAAGAAAATACCCCAAATGCGTGCCTGCTGCAAAAGCCGCCCGAATGACCGAATCGCAAAGGCGTTCTGCGGTTGCAAGGAAGAGAAGTAAAGCTCAAGGTGTTGGTGGAAAACCAACCAATGTAAAAACATTTGCATAAATTATAAAAATTCATATAGTCACCCTATGCGTGACGTAATCTTAAAAGCTTTAGAAGATAAATACAATGCTGATATATCAGAGGCAGAGGCAAATCTTAAAGTATACTTAGAAAATCCCGTAGGAGTTGCAGAACATCCAGATGTTGTAGCAGAAGCTGATAAACTTGTTGCAAAAATTGCAGAAGCAGAGGATAAGCTAGGTATATTGAAAGAATTTAATGATTGAAGGCGATAGTATCGAATATGATTTAATTGAAAAAATTTGTGGACTTATCATGAGTGAAAATCCCTTCACTTGTGAGATTGGCGTTAGATTAGGCAAAGGTTCACATACAATATTAGAATCACTTAAACACAAAAATCATTGGCACATAGGAATAGATCCATATGGCGATATAGACTATGATCATTTTGATAAAGACTCTACTGTACAACACACAAGTGGTGTTTCACCTACTTACCCAAACTCAATGAAAACAACTTTACTTCAAAATTTGCATTTTGATAATTTTACTTTATTTCAAATGAGTGATGATGATTTCATGTCTAGATTTAGTGATGGGGTGCCTATATACCAAAACAAAAGAGTCGTAAGAAATGACTACGATTTAGTTTTTTTAGATGGACCCCATAAAACAATTGATGTTCTAAAGGAATTGATTTTCTTTGGAGAAAGATTAAACCATAAGGGGTTTATAGTTCTTGATGATTACGAATCTTACAAATCTCCAATGTGTGTGCAAGTGGCTGAGCTTCTTAATATAAAACCAATGCACATTGGTAAAAATAAAATAGTTTTAAGAAAATATTAATGGATTTAAATACAATATCTTTATTACAAAACTTAATAAGAAAAAGATTAGAGAGATATAAAGAAGCCGCTATATATAGTGTTGACACCATTGAGCAACTACATTATGTTAGAGGACAAATCAAATCTTTAGAAGATTTGCAACAGGAACTAAAAGACCTGCTGAACAAACAGGAGTTAGAAGATGACAATGTCCACGGTAAAACCGAAACGGACTGAACAGAAACTATCAGACTCGTATAAACCCGAGGAAGAAGTACAAACAGTCCTTGATCCCAAATCAATAGATGACAAATTATTAGAAAGATTACCAACACCGACAGGTTATAGGTTACTTGTTCTGCCTTATGCAGGACCTAAAAAAACTAAAGGTGGAATTATTCTTTCTGATCAAACTGCAGAAACAATTCAAATGACAACAGTCTGCGGCCTTGTTCTTAAAATGGGTAATCTTTGTTACAGAGACAAAGATAAATTTCCGTTAGGGCCTTGGTGTAAACTACACGAATGGATTATATTCAGTAGGTACGCTGGTTCAAGATTCAAGATAGATGGTGGAGAGGTAAGAGTGTTGAATGACGATGAGGTCATTTCAACAATAAAAAATCCACGAGATATTTTGCACCATTATTAAGGAGGACAAATGGCAGAAGAAAACAAAATTCCACAAGTGGAATTAGACACTGATGGAGTACAAGAACAATCAATTGAAGTAACAGAAAAAGTAAATGAACCTGAAGCGACAGAAATTAAAAAAGAAGAAGTTGATTTAGGCTACACAGATCATTCTGATAAAAGAACCTACGATAAGAAAAAAGAACATGGTGACGATATTTCTTATGAGAATGAAAGAGAACAAAAATTAGAGCAGAGAGAAGAGCCTGAAGACAAAGGTGATTTAGAAGACTACTCCGATAAAGTTCAAAAAAGAATAAAAAAACTTACTTTTCAAATAAGAGAAGCTGAGCGTAGAGAAAAAGCAGCTCTTGAATATGCAAAAGGCATCAAAGATAAATTTGATACTGTCGATAAAAAATTAGACGAGACAGACACTCAATATTTAAAGGAGTATGATGCAAGAATTGATGCAGAAAGAGATAGAGCAAAAAATGCATTAAAAGGAGCGTTAGAGGCCCAAGATACTGACAAAATCATGGAGGCAAATGACAATCTAACTAAACTAGCTGTCGAAAAAGAAAAAGTTTCTTTGTCCCTTGGAGAAAAAGAGGCAAGAAAAAAAGAAGCCGAGTCACAACCCAAAGAAGAGATTCAACAACCCCAAGCACCTGTAAGCCAAAGAGCTCAAAGATGGGCTGAAGAGAACGATTGGTTTGGTTCTGATAGAGTTTTAACAGGAGCTGCCATGAGTATACATGAGGACCTTGTAGGGCAGGGAATTGACGGGGAAAGTGACGAGTATTATAATCAAATAAACAAACGTATGAAGGAATATTTCCCTCAGAAGTTTGCCGAATCTTCTACTGAAGAAACACCAAAAGCTGCACCCGTCCAAAACGTAGCTTCTGTTAGTAGACGATCAGGTGGACGCAAGTCTGTGAAGCTCACCAAATCACAGGTAGTTATCGCTAAGAAATTAGGGGTGCCACTAGAGGAATACGCAAAATACGTGAAGGAAGGAGTATAACATGGAAAAAATAAAAACTTCACGCGAGTCTGAGTCTAGAAAAAAACAAGCTAGACTAAAAGATTGGACTCCACCATCCAGTTTGGATGCGCCAGCTGCACCGCAAGGGTACTGTCATAGATGGATACGTACTCAGACTGCAGGTTTCGAAGACGTTGCTAACGTCTCAAAGAAACTAAGAGAAGGTTGGGAATTTTTGAAAGCTGAAACACTTTTAAGTGAAATAGGTGAACATGATTATCCAATTATATCTGAAGGAAAACATGCTGGTTTGATCGGAATTGGGGGCCTTGTGTTGGCAAGGATACCAGAGGAGATTTTAAAACAACGCGCTGAGTATTTTAGAAAAATTACTCAAGATAGAGCAGACGCGATTGATAGAGATCTTATGAAGGAGCAACACCCGGACATGCCAATCAATATTGATAGGCAGTCTAGAGTTACCTTTGGGGGTTCTCGTAAAAAGTAATATTTTTGCGATACCTATAAGTAACTTGGATAAGTAAACTATAACAAACGGAGAAACAACTATGGCAAATCAACTAGAAAAGTTTGGTCTTAGACCTTACAGAAAACTAGACGGAACTCCATTAGCTGGTGCTCAGAACAGATACACGATTAAAGCAAACTACGGATCTAATATATTCCAAGGTGATTTAGTCGTACCGGTGTCAACAGGAAATATTGAAGTTTCCACTTACAATACATCGGAAGCTGTTGTGGGTGTATTCAACGGATGTTTTTTCACTGATCCAACTACTGGTAAGCCTACATTCAAAAACTTTTATCCGGCATCTACAAATGCAAGTGACATTGTCGCTTTCGTAATTGATGATCCAGATGCAGTGTTTTTAATGAATGCAGATGCGGCTTTTACAAGAGCGGATCTATTTAAAAACTACTCGTTGAGTTCCAACGATGGAAATACAACAACTGGTATATCGGAAGCGATGCTAGACGTGTCAGTATCAGGAACAGCAACTACTTTTGCAGTACAAGCAATTGATATTTCGCAAGATCCTGAAAACTCAGACACTGCTACATCTAACGCCAATGTATTAGTTAGAATCAACAATCACTTCTACAGAAGTGGAACAGGTATAGCATAAGGAGATTAAACTATGGCAATATCAAGATCGCAACTAGTCAAAGAACTAGAGCCAGGTTTGAATGCTTTATTCGGCCTGGAATATAGTAGATATGAAAATCAGCATGCTGAAATTTATACTACTGAAACATCTGACAGAGCTTTCGAAGAGGAAGTAATGTTAGCGGGATTTGGCTCTGCACCAACTAAACAAGAAGGTGCTGGAGTTGTGTTTGATCAAGCAACTGAAACATTCACTGCTAGATACTCACACGAAACAATCGCGTTAGCGTTTGCTATCACAGAGGAAGCAATCGAAGACAACCTATACGATAGATTAGCTGCAAGATATACAAGAGCTCTTGCAAGATCTATGGCAAACACAAAACAAGTGAAAGCTGCAAACGTATTGAACAATGCACAAGTTACATCAGTAACTGGTGGTGACGGAGTATCATTAATTAATGCTTCACACCCACTGGCAACTGGCGGAACTTTTTCAAACGTTCTATCTACAGCTGCAGATTTAAACGAAACTTCACTTGAGCAGTCATTGATTGACATTGCTGGTTTTGTTGACGAGAGAGGCTTAAGAATAGCTGCTCAAGGTAGAAAAATGATAATTCCAAAAGAATTACAGTTTACTGCTGAGAGAATTATGAAGTCTCCAATGAGAGTCGGCACAGCGGACAATGACATCAATGCGGTAAGAAGCATGGGAATGGTTCCAGAAGGGTATGTTGTAAACAACTTCCTATCTGACACGGATTCTTACTTCTTAATGACTGATGTACCTAATGGACTAAAAATGTTTGTTAGATCACCAATCAAAACTGCAATGGAAGGTGACTTCGATACTGGTAACGTTAGATTCAAAGCTAGAGAAAGATACTCTTTTGGATTTTCTGATCCAAGAGCTGTATTTGGTAATGGAAATTTACCAACTAGCTAATACTAATTAACAGTATTACTTAAAAGGGGCGGTGTTCACATCGCCCCTTTTTTTATGTATAATATAAAAACCTAGAGAAACTATTATGTCGACTGGCTAGGCAGACGGTATAGAGACGACATAACTAACGCTATACAAAGGAGAAAATTATGGCTAACACAACATTTTCGGGACCGGTACGATCGGAGAACGGTTTTATTGGAGCAACGAAAAACGCGACTACAGGTGCTTTTACAAATGTATTCGCAATTAGTTCAACAGGTGCTTACACAGGTACAAAACTTGTTGCACAAGGAACTGCAGACGTAATCGTAGCATCAACAGCTGGAACTACTGAGGTACAATTCTCACAGCCAAACAATTCGATTATTACTTCAATTGATATTGTTTGTACTTCCGCACCAACTTTAACAGGAGCTGGTGACATTGGTTTTAAAGTAGGAACTGCAACAGGTGGGGCTCAATTAGTAACTGCAATCACGGATCAAATTCTTGATGGTGGAACTACTGTTCCTGCAGGAGCTGGTTACAACTTAACATTAATAAACACAACTGGAAGTGATGCATCACCTGCAGCATCTCCAGCTGCTAACGTTTCTGGCGCAGCAAGAAATATTTTCTTGCAAATTACAAACACTGTGAACGCATCAGCTAACGGTAACTTTAGATTTATTATAAACATTCAACAGTTTTAATAAATAAAATTAGTGGCTCCTTCGGGAGCCACAAACAATAGGAGAATATTATGTCAGGTGGAGGAAGTTTTACATCAGATCAACTGTCGGTACATAAAGGAAGTGGTACCCATGTTATGATTACAGGTAGAGGAAGAATTACTAGCGTACAAGCTAAAGGACATGCAAGTGGTCAACTTGAGTTTCATGATTGTGCAACAACAGGTGCTGTAGCATCAGGTAACTTAAAATTGAAATATGTTTTTGGCACAGAAGGAATTGATATCTACATGCCTGGATCAGGTGTTTTATTTAAAGATGGTATTGTAGTCGTTGCAGCTAATACATCAACTACAATTACACACACTTAAACCATATTATACACGTAATAATTTTGCGTGTATAATAAAATAGAGAAGGAGTAGGATGTCAAATTATAATAAATTGAAACTTATGCCTTTAGTAGAAATATCAAAAGGCGGTTCAGAGTTTGGTCCAGTAACTCATTCAAAAGAATCTAGAAAATATGGAATTAAAGGCACTTATGATTTGTATGATAAGAAAAATACAAAAATTACATTAGAGGGAAGTTACAAAAAGTCATCGGGAAAAGATAAATTTAAAACACCTGAAGGCGAATTTGTTTTTGAAGGAGAGAGCGAACCACAAAAATTTATAGGTATAAAAATTTCTAAAAAATTTAAAAGAGGTGGTGATGTAATGCCACCAAGAAATAAAAAAAATTTTAGGTCAACCGAATCAGGGGCAGGAATGACTGCTGCAGGAGTTGCAAGATACAGACGTGATAACCCTGGATCAAAATTAAAAACAGCTGTGACCGGAAAAGTTAAACCAGGTTCCGCAGCTGCGAAACGTAGAAAATCTTTCTGCGCAAGATCAGCAGGACAAATGAAAAAATTTCCTAAAGCTGCAAAAGACCCAAATTCAAGATTAAGACAAGCAAGAAGGAGATGGAAATGTTAAAAAAAATAAAAGAAATAATAATGTGGCCGTTCAAAAAAATGAAAGAATGGTGGCATAATTGGGGATAGATGTTAGTAGATTTATTAAAAAAAAACATCGTAATGGTACCTGTGGTGGCCTCACTGGTGGTGGGGACATTCACAGGTGTCAGATATGTTGTAAATCTTACAGATAGCATTAATCAATCAGAACAAGAAATTATTAATTTACAAAGAGATTTATCAGTAGCTGAGGAAAAAATTACTGAAATAAATACAAGATTGTCATCAGCAGAAGCAACATGGCAGATGGCAGAAAATTTATATAGACAATTAGCGGATCAAGTCAGAGAACACGACTATGATATAAAAGATTTGAGTAGATAGGATTTATGAACCATGGAGAAAGCCAGGATGAATTATTTTTTTACAGCATTGTTAATATCTTTACTTTGTATCATGGCAATATTTATGGAACCTGCATATCCTAGAAATGAGTATCTCAATGATGGTACTAATACTTGTAGCACTGGCTCTTTTGACATATCGATCGAACAAAGAGAGTCTGAGTATTTCCATCGACACTACGATCCTACTAGTAATTACAGCAATCCTAATGATAGTCAAAGTCTAAGACTTACTTGGAGAAAATATTTAGGTTCAGCCTGCACAAAAGAATTTAGAGAAGTACAAACAGAAAATGCAAAACTAAAACAACAACTAGAGTTGATGAAAATGTGTGGAAAAGTTAATAATAACCCTACTATTGCACGTAATCCAAACTTCACGTTGCTAGTGCAAAAGTGTTCTGGTATAATCATACCTGAAAACAAAAAACCTGAAGGAAGTCATTGGGATGATCTTAAAAATAATTACAAAAGAGAAAATCCTGATATAAAACTAATGGGTGACAAGTTTATAGGACCAAATGAGTAATAAACCTTTGAAAATTTCTGAACAAGCTGCTGTGCAGATGCCTATGAAAACGGTTGCTTCTTTGATCGCGATGGTGGCGATTGGCACTTGGGCTTATTTTGGATTGCATGAAACTCTTAACAAACACAGTACACAAATAGAGTTGATGCAAAAAGATTTAGAACAAAACTCTGAGTTTAGAATCAAATATCCACGTGGAGAACTTGGTCAATCAAGTGGGGAAGCGGAGCTCTTCATGTTGGTGGAGCATATCGCAGGATTATTAGAGGACATAGATGCAGAGGTAAAAAGCATGAGAAATAATGCAGTAAACATAGAATTTTTACAAGAGAGAACAAAAAAACTTACAGAAGATGTAGAAAAATTAATTAGAAATGGGAGTGGAAAACAATGATAGAAATGGTTTTTGCGCTATTATTAATACAAGATCATAAAATTATAGAGCATCGATATCACGAAACTCTAAGTTCTTGTATGAAAGCCAGACGTTATGCTATGAAGGACCGTAGTCCTACAGATAGAGTTGTGTTTAAATGTATACAATCTAAAGCAAATATAGAAGTATACATGGGAGAGAAAAAAATACTTTCATTGATACTAGACTAATGGCGTATTTAAATGCAAATATACCACCAATTTATTGTAAAATAAGAAAGGAATATCTTTATGATATGGATGAAAAATATAAAGGACAAGATATTGAGTGTGTGGTCTTCGGTATTACAAGTATCTCAGGGCGTGCTATCTTATTTAATATCATGTTACCCAACGGTGCGTGCTATTGGAGGTTGCCTATCTCAGCGTTTTTCCAAAAATCGTATGATAGAGCCAAGGTGCCGGATATGCAGCCACACGAGTTGGAATTGTGGAACTGTTTCAGCTATTGGCCTAGCGTTCATTGCTTTGATTGGTTGGACGGTTTAAACGGAAAGTATTTAGGTTTGGATAAAAAATTTTACCATGGGAAATATTTATTCACAATTGATTGGGCACACCCAGACACTAATATTTTGGACACAGAACACTCTGAAATACCTCAAGAACATAAGTGTGCACATATACTGGCTCTTAATAACGGTAATTATGCAGCTCAGCCTAATAATCGTTGTCTTTGGCATGTTAACAGTTATACTACTGATAGCTCTTGGCCAGACTATAAAGTTCAAACTACGTACTGGGATGCAGAAGATAATGATATGGTAACAGAAGACACAGATAAAATGTTTTATGATATGGAGACAAAAGATGAATTTGACACGTAATTTTTCTCTTTCAGAGTTAACTAAATCGGATACTGCTATAAGGATGGGTATTAATAACAATCCAAGTGCAGAACAAATAGAAAAATTAAAAGCACTTTGTGAAAATATTTTACAACCCGTGCGTGATCACTTCGGCAGAGTAAAAGTCACCAGCTGTTTTCGTAGTGTAGATTTGTGCCTTGCCATAAAAAGTTCAGCTAACAGCCAACATGCAAAAGCTGAGGCGGCTGACTTCGAAGTAATGGGAACAGACAATGCTGAGTTAGCTGATTGGATAAATAAAAACCTTCCATATGACCAGCTTATTCTTGAGTTCTACACTCCAGGTGAACCTAACAGTGGATGGATTCATTGTAGTTATATACCGGATCAACCAAGAAAACAATTTTTACACGCATTCAAATCAGAGGGTAGAACTAAGTATAAACCAATTATTGGCAAAGCTACAGATTTAGTGTAAGTATCTTCGTAAGATATTTACTATGACAGAAGCAAGAAGAATAGATTATAGATTTCTACATTGGGGTCCATTTGTGTGTCAGTTTAAATTACTTCCAAAAGAAGTGGAAGAGTTTAAACTATTGGAAAAAGGAGAAGACCATAGATATGATTTAGCTGGCCATATAGATGATGAAAAAACTTTAGATAAAAATAAAGTTTTTAAATTACTAACTCCATATCTTGAAAGTTATTTCAAGGGATATTATGATTTTCGAGGCAAACCTTTAGGGAACAGCTATGAATTATTATCAACTTGGATAAATACTCAAAAAAAAGGTGAATTTAATCCACCACATACGCATGATGGTGATTTATCTTTTGTGCTTTACACAGAGGTTCCCAAAGATTTAATAAAAGAGTCTCTTGATAGTGTTTCTTTAAGTCCTAGTCCTGGTTGCATAACTTTTGATTTTAACCTGGCTGGAACAAGAATGCATAAATTTTTTTTGCAAACACATTCACATTTACCTGATGTAGGCGATCTATTCATTTTTCCCGCAGGTTTGCCTCACTGGGTATATCCATATACTAAAACAGAAGGGCAAAGAATTTCAATATCAGGAAATTTAAAAATAAAATAAATAAGGTAAACTTTGCCAAAAAAGCCAAAGAATCCATTCATAAAAGCCGTAAGGTCTAGAACATTTCGTCTAAGAGTGCTATTATCTAAGAAGTTGTACAACCGCAAAAAGGAGAAGATTAACACTCTCAAAGCGGCCGCTAAAAAGGAGGACTGATGGCAAAACAAGGACCCTGTTGGGACGGTTACGTTCAGAAAGGTATGAAGAAGAAAGGTAATAAGATGGTGCCTAACTGTGTGCCTGCGGGTAAGAAAGTAATGAAAGCTGCTATGGGTAGAGCTGCATTCTCTGAAACAACATCTAAAGCACCTGGTACAAAAATGAAAGAGGATTCGTATATAGGTTCTTATATGCATTCTGAACTTGCAGGAAAAAAAGTAAGCAACCCAAGTCTTGTAAAATATTATGGACCTTTATTAAAAGGATTTAAAAATGGCTAAAAAAGATATAAAAATTGTTGATCTAATAGATAGGTTTGGCAAAGACAGAGTTTTAAAAGCTTTAACAAAAAGAAGATTTACTAATAAAAAAAGAGTTGAAGAAAGGAAGACAGGTCAAAAACATATGGGATTCAAAAAAGGCACAGGAGAGAATGGCGTAATTTATTCTGATAAAAAAGGTAAAAGAATTTCAAAAGAAGAAGCTAGAAAAAGATTTGATGCAGCAGATGCTGCTGAAAGAAGAGAAAGAGGTATGAGTAAACAAAAACCATATCCGCCAGGAATGAAAAAAGGTGGGATGAGTGATTACTATAAGGATATTTTATAATGGCAACATCAGGAACAACAGCTTTTAATCTAGATATCGATGATATTATCCAAGAAGGATATCAAAGATGTGGAGTAAGAACTAACTCTGGTTATGATTTAAAATCAGCAAGAATAAGTTTAAATTTATTATTTGCTGAATGGGGAAACAGAGGTATACATCTATGGAAGGTAGAATTAGATGAAAAAACTTTGGTCGCTGGTCAAGCTACCTATTCAGTTTCAGATGATGTAAGTGATGTATTAGAAGCTTTCATATCTACAACCGTAGCGTCTAATGATTCTGCTTCTACTCAAGATGTATCTCTTACAAAAATAGATAGATCCACGTACGCTGCAATACCGAACAAGTTATCGACAGGAACACCTTCTCAATATTATGTTGATAGACAAACAACACCAAAAATAAGTTTATATCAAACACCAGATGCTGGCACATATAAAGCGTTAAAGTATTATGTATTGAAAAGAATTGAAGACGCTGGAGCATATACAAATCAAGCAGATGTTGCCTATAGATTTTTACCATGCATGGCTGCAGGTTTAGGATATTACCTATCTATGAAAATGAATCCACAATTAGTACAACAAAATAAAATGATTTATGAAGATGAATTAAAAAGAGCGTTAGATGAGGATGGTCAAAGAACTTCAACATTTATCACTCCACAATCATTCTACCCTAACGGATCAGGAGCATAATGGCTAAGTACGCAACAGGTAAACATTCAAAAGCAATATCTGATAGATCAGGTATGGAGTTTCCATATTCAGAAATGGTCAAAGAATGGAATGGTTCTTTTGTTCATTACTCAGAATTTGAACCTAAACAACCACAAATTAGAAGAAGAAGAATTACAGCAGATGCTATAGCACTACAAAGTCCTAGAGGTATGAAGTTTCAACAGCCTACACAAGAATTTTTAGCAGACCAGGATGCCACCATATCTGA